AACTTTTCATAGAAACAAAAAACTAATTATTTACGACCCATATGCTAATTAACATCAACCTTTGTCTTAGCGACATCCCTCAAGAAAAAATCTTCACTTCAAAGAACGGAAAGAAGTACTTATCAATTTGCGTAACAGATAGAAAAGAACCAGACCAGTTCGGTAATGACTTAACAGCCTACATTAATCAATCTCAAGCTGAAAGGGAAGCAAAACAACCAAGAAAATTTATTGGTACTGCTAAGAACTTAAAGAAAACTGCATTAACTGAAAAGAACGATTTACCATTTTAATTATGACACCAAAAGAAAAAGCAAAAGAGTTAAAAGATAAATTTCAAAAACAAATCTTTTTTCATGTAACTGATGAAAGATTAGATATAAACGAAGCAAAAGGTTTAGCTTTAATTGCAGTTAATGAATTAATAAAATCAGCACCATCACTTATTGAAATTGAAAGAATAGAACATATTAAATATTGGGTAAATGTTGGAGAAGAAATTGAAAAGCTATGAAAAAGCCATCAACAAAAGTAATCAGCCTAATTGAGTGGAAAGATTATGCCGTTTACAAATGGATTCAGCAACAAATCAAAAGGGGAAAAAGTGAAAATAAAAAGCTGTAAAATCTGCAAGGTTAAGTTTGAACCATTTAAACCACTTCAACAAGTATGTTCGCCTGCTTGCGCTATCTTACTATCTGAAAAAGTTAAGGAAAAAGAAAGAGTTAAGGTAAAGAAAGAGTTAAAGGAAAAGATTAAAAGTTCAGCAGATTACCGCAAGGATTTACAAGTAGTAATAAACTCAATCATTCGTGAAATAGATTCAGAACATAACTGTATTAGCTCAGGCCGACCATACAAATCAAACGACCAAGCTGGGCATTACTACTCGGTAGGTGCTTATCCAAGTTTAAGATTTAACTTACATAACATTTACTCTCAATCGGTAGCTGATAATCTTTATAAGTCAGGCAATCCAATAGGATTTACAAAGGGTTTAATTGATGTATTCGGGGCTGATTGGCTAAAGTTAGTCACTAAGTTGCCTGAAGTTTACCGAGAAATGAAACTGGATAAAGAAGATTTAAAGGAATACATATTTAAGGCTAAAGAGTTTTTAAAAATAGTCAAAGAATATAAGACCGAGAATCAAATTTTAGTAAGTCAAAGAATCTATTTAAGAAATATGGGTAACAAGTTTATAGGAATTTATGCTGAGTAAGGAACAAATAATACTTCAGTTCTACAATAGCCCCAACCCGATGCAGATATGTAAAAAGATTTCGCATCAATACTACACAGACGATTTATTGCACGAATGTATATTAACTCTTTACGACTTAGACGAAAACAAAATACTTGATGCTTACAATAACAACTACTTGACATACCTTTTCTACAAGATAGTTTACAATTCTTACATTTCATACACCAGCCCATTTGCTAAAAAATACAAACATTTTGAATTTAATACCAACAACTTTAATAAGATTAAAACGGAAAGCGATTTTGAGAGTAACGATTTTGAAAATGAGAATGAGAAATTTACTCAGGACATTGAAAACTCAATAAGTGAACTTGAAGAATACGACCGAGAACTGTTTAAACTTTATATCCAATTCGGTGACTTTAGAAAAATTAGCAATCTGGTAGACATCAAATATGGAGCAGTCAGGCATTCAATTTTACAAACTATAAACTATTTAAAAACAAAACACAATGAACAATTTAATAATTTGCATTTTGATTGGTTCGGTCGGTTATGTGATGAGCCAAACGATAATAGAGATTTGGAGGAAGAATTTTAATACTTACCCCAAAAAACCTTTAAGCTGTGGGTATTGCCTATCGTTTTGGATTGGATTAATAACTTTTATAATTACTGAACCCGTTTTATTTGCGTTTGGTTACGCTTGTTTATGTGCGGTGCTATCTTCTATTATCTTTAAAAAAATTACTCAATGAATCAAGAGATTTACGATTTACTACTTCCTTTAAAACCAAAATGGGAAGTCTATAAAACAGAACACCATTCAACCTTTACTAACATAGATTTTCACATAGTGCAGGAGGCATGGTCTAAAATGTTTGGCGCACCTCCAAGAAACTTAGGTTGTCAATCATGTGTTCAGGAGTTACTAAGTAGGGTATTCAACCAATTTGATAAGTTCGTCCCTCAACCTAAAAAGAAAAGAAATGCTAAAGTTTAAACATTCGGGAAACGCTGGAGATATTATCTACTCTTTAAACGCAATTAGGAAGGCTTGCGAGGATAATGGGACTGAGGCTGTACTTTATTTGCATTTGGATCAACCTTTAAGACACATGATGGCAGGACATCCAGTTGGGAATGTAATGTTAAATGAGTACATGTATAAGATGCTCAAACCTTTACTACTCAGTTGCGACTTTATTTATAATGTACATATTTACAATGGGCAGAAGATTGATTATGATTTAGATAAGTTCAGGCAAATTGGTTTAAACTTAGGAGGGGGAGATATTAAGAAGTGGTACTACTACGCTTATCCTGAATTAACATTTGATATTGAAGGTCCTATATTTAGTTCAGAAAGGTCTAAAGATGACTTTTTGCTAATAAATCGCACAAATAGGTATCAAAATGGGCAGATTGACTATTCTTATTTGAATGATTACAACATAAAGCAAATGTTTGCAGGAACTAAGGATGAATTTGAGGTAATGAAAAAGACCTTACCGAGACTTGAATACTTAAAAGTAAACGACTTTAACGAGTTAAAAGACTATATCTCAGCATCAAAGGTATTTTTAGGCAATCAGTCAATGTGTTTTGCGATAGCTGAGCAACTTCAAACTGAAAGAATTTTGGAGGTTTACTTTGGATGTCCTAATGTCATTCCTGCAGGGGGAGAATTTTACGATGTATTCAACCAGAACGGATTTAAACACGCTTTAAACAATTTAATATAATGTCAGAAACAACAAAAGCAAAAGAAAGAAGACTAAAAGAGGGATTCTTTGAAAAGTACATTGATAATAGAAAGGTTATTGATATTGGAGTAGGTAGGCTTGAAACATGGGATGGAGCAGACCCAGTAAGTCCTGATTGCGACACTTGGGACAAAGACAATGGCAACGCTGAAATAATGGAAGGAGTAGCAGATGAAACTTACGACACTGTATATAACAGTCATTTGCTTGAACATTTGAACCAACCTGAATTAGCTATCCATAACTGGATGCGAATATTAAAACCAAATGGTCATTTAATTATTGCTGTTCCGCATAGAGACCTTTACGAAAGAAGAACAACCTTACCAAGTAGATGGAATGGAGACCATAAATTCTTTATTTTACCCGAAACTGAGGAACTACCAGATACAAGAAGTTTAAAAAAGATAATTGAGGAAGGTTGCAAAGAATACGAGTTTGAGATTATCTCAATTGATGTACACGACAGTTGCACAAATAAGGACAGACCAGAAGAACATGGAAACGGGGAATACCAAATTCAAGCTATAATTAAAAAACTATGAAAGAGCATTATACACAATTAGAAAACGGAAGTTTCAAAAGTAATTACTTCCATAAACCAGAGGACATTTACTTTAACGACTATTGGTCACCAAGTGCAAATCATTCAACTATTCATCAACAAGTTGGGAACGTGGTTGAAAAGAACGTACTTGTCAAAAACGCTTTGACTAAAATTGAACCAAAGAAAGTTTTAGAGATAGCCTGCGCACCGGGTATTTTATTGGGGGACTTATCAGAAGATTTCAAATGCACTGGCATTGAGATAGACGAAAGATACAAAAACGACATTCAAGGACTTGCAAAAGATTCAGACTTACATTTTGGATTCTTTCCTGAAGTTACGGGGAATTGGGAAAGTGAGCAATTCTCAAATATAATCGCACTTGATGTCATTGAACACATTGAGGATGGCAAAGGATTCTTAGAGGAATGTCACAGACTCTTGGTTAATGGTGGAAGATTAATCATTCAAGCTCCAATGATTTTAGAGGATGGGCTATACGAGGAAAGCTCATTCCATGAAGTTGAGCATATTTGGATTTATGATATTCAACACATGAAACACATGTTAGTAGAGGCAGGATTCATTCCGATTTCAGTTGAGAGGTTCAAAGTAGGTCATGAGCAAATAGTAGCTGAGAAATGAAAATACTTGTAATTATACCAAAACCAATAACGGGAGTTGAGTACCACCGCTTACTAATGCCCTTTGAAAATATGGGGGAAGGCTACGAAGTCACCGCAGTTGAGATAGTTGACCAGCAGCAAGATTCTTTCTTTGAACAGTTTGACCTAATTTATACAAGTTCAGTAGTAAGTAAACAAGGATTTCAAGAAGTACTCTGGGCGCAGCTTAAACGCTTAGGCATTCCTGTAATAATTGACAGAGATGACGACTGGCAGTTACCACACGACCACTTAATGAAAAGGGACTGGGTACAAAATAAGACAGCTGAACAAATAGTCTATAATCTAAAGATGGCTGATGCTGTAACTGTGCCTACTGAGTACTTAGCTCAAAAAGTTAGACAGTATAACAAAAACGTGTTTGTAATTCCGAATGCTATTGATTTTAACCAAGCACAGTTTAAGCCTGATCAAAAAGTAAAAGACCTAAAAACGGATAAAGTGCATATTGGTTGGAGCGGTAGCGTAACACACTTTCATGACGTAATGATGCTAACTGATACTTTTATGCAGTTAAACGCTAACCCTGACACGAGTAAGAAATATAGGGTAGTTTTAAGTGGATTTGTTGAAGGTGACCAAGTTTGGAATGAATACCAAAAGATTTTTACTTCAGGTTACAAAATAGCAGAAGACCAATACTGTCGTATAAACGGAATGGATGTCTTTACTTACGCCTCAGCTTACGATTTAATGGACGTAGGTTTAATCCCTTTAAAAGATACCGAGTTTAACCGCTGTAAGTCAGAATTAAAAATGATGGAGATGGGAGCTAAAAGACTTCCCGTAGTAGTTTCAGACCAGTACCCATACACCAATATAGCTAAACATGGAATAAACTGCCTAACATCAAATAAAAAAGATTGGTTTAAAAACATAAAGAGGTTAATAGACAGCAAAGACCTAAGAGAAGAATTAGGCGAAGCCCTATATCAAGAAATTTACACCAATTTTAATATATTAAAGATAAACGAATTAAGAAAGGAGTTATTTAAAAATGTCAGTAGGTAGACCAAAAGCAATAGAAAGCCCTCAAGTTATGCTTGAACTATTTGAAAAGTATAGAAAAGAGGCAAAATCAAATCCCATTTTGAAACATACATTTGTGGGTAAGGATGGAAAGTCAGTTTATGAGGAAAGAGAAAGGGCCTTAACAATAGAAGGATTTGAACTTTACTGTTTCAAGGAAGGCATTATAAGCGATTTGAGCCATTATTTTTACAATTTGGATGGAAGATACGCTGAATTTGTAGGGG